AGTCCAAGTAAAAGATCTGTTTTTTCATAAATATGGACTTCTGCCCCTGCTTTTCTCGCTGTTATTGCAGCAGCACAGCCTGTCCATCATAAAAGACAGCAAAAGGATTAACAACAAGTTAATCCTTTTTATCTACCTTTCAGCTTTCATATATCCTATTATATAATATTTAAGTTCTTTGGGTAAATCTATTACTATTTCTTCACCTTTATATTCTATAACTGCTTTTATATTTCCAAATTTCAATATATCGTTAACGCTACTTTTTTCCTTCATAATATTATCTTTATACCTTTCCTAGTAATTAGTTATTATTAATTCCTTATATTTGCCTCTTCCTTCAGCAGCTCTCGAAACTGAATAGTTAACTTCAACCTCTCTTATATTAAATTCTTTATACCACTCTCTAACTTTTTCATGGTCATTAATAGTTAATAAAAATTTACCTTTTAAGTTTTTAAGCTTGTCTCTTAAAATAATATGTTCTTTTTCTTCAAATTTATTATCATACCCTGCTGTTTCAAAATACGGAGGATCACAAAAGAAAAAACTATATTCTCTATCATATTTATCAATAATTTTTTCAAAACTTAAATTCTCTACATATGTATTTCTTAATCTTTCTCTTATATCATTTAACATATTTTTATAAAATATTTTTTGACTAGGCTTTTTAGTAACTCCATACCCGTAATCTTTACCTTTCCCAGCAAAACTTTGAGTTATTAAATATAAGAATCTAATAGCTCTATGTATTTCAGTTAAATAATTTACATTATAATTTTTATACTCTTCAAAAATATCTCTTCCAGAAAATTCATACTCTAATAATCTTTCTATCTCTGGAGAATGATATTTTATCATTTTAAATAAATTTATTAATTCTTTATCTATATCATTTATAACTTCTATCTTACTCTGTTCTTTTCCAAAGTAAACCCATCCTGCTCCAAAAAATAACTCTATATAACATGTATGTTCTGGAATCAAATTTATAATATCTTTTCTTAGTTTAGATTTTCCTCCAACTCTACAAATAGGTGGTTTTAACAAAATATCACATCCTTTTCATAATTTATACTAATTATATCAAACATCTGTTCGTATTGCAAACATACGTTCTATATTTTTAAAGTACTTTTCTAATATAAATATTTAATTTACCTAGGCAAATTTATTCTAGCATAAAAAAACGTGAATACCATGAACATTTCGACATACTTCGATTATTGTTTGTATATACCTAAAATTTCCTTTGTTTTTCTAGTCGAATTTTGTATATAATTGTAGTTTGGTGGTAATTTTATGTTGAAATATAAGAGAAAAAAGTTAGGCATATCTCAATCAGAGTTAGCTAAAAGATTGCATGTAGATAGGAGTTATATTTCAAAAATCGAGAATCGTAAGTTTAATAATGTAAGTGTGGAATTTATTAGAAAAATTTCTAAAGAACTAAAATTAAATCCAATCGATGTATTTTTATTTTTTTACAATCTATGACGTCATAACGGTATAACTTCATAAGCACATCTTATAAAATTGTTATGAGGTGTTTAGTATGAGAGAAAAGACGACTATTTATATTGAGGAAGATTTAAAAAAGAAAGTTCAGATTAAATTAATAGAAAATGAAGGTCAGGTAAGCCTTTCTACTTTAATCAATAAATTATTGGAGGAATGGTACCAAAAAGAAATAAGCTAGGATTACCCTAGCTTATTAAAATTTTTACTTAAACCATTTGCTTTTTTCTGAAATAACTTCTACCTCTCCAACTAATAATGAATTATCATCAATATAACTAAAATTACTCTTTAAAAGAGTGGTTCTTTTTAATGTACCTAAAATATTAAAATACTCATAATATATTATTTCAGTTTTAATGCTTTCATCTTCTTTAATCTTAAAAGCTAAAATATTACCTTTTTATAGTATTTGTTAAATATTTCTAATAAATCTGCTGATACGTTTTCAAACATTTTATATTTACCTCCACCTTAGTTTTATAAAATATTATTTATTTAAATAACCACATTGTGTTTTATTACATTTCTTAAAATATAAAGCTTTCTTATAGGGCTAACTACTTTTATTCCCCTTAAAATAAAATACCAATGCCCAGCTGCTTTCTTTAAAGGTTCATCTTTTAAAAAATCTACTCCACTTCTTTTATCATCTTTTGCCATTAGTAAAGCTACCTTTTGGAATTTATTCATTAATCTTCCTATATAACTATTTTTAATAACAATAATCAACACTTACTTGCTCTATGTTTTGGAACTTTAGTCCTTTTCTTAATAAATTCAACATCCCCTGTGAGAACTTTATTCTAGCTTTATAGTACTCATCTACTAACATTTGGATTAGGAATGTTGCGTTTCTTCCTCTTCTCTTTTTAAAGTTTCTTATAGCCTCCCTTACTAACTCTTCATCAGCCATGCTTAATATCTTTTTAGCAAAATTACTGTTATCTATATTCGTTACTGCTCTTGCCATTCTAACATTATTATGATTATCTATAGAATTTTGTGTGCTTTGAACCTTTGACTCTTCCTCAATATTTTGCAAAGCTTCTTCAACTGAAATTTGTCCATTTAATGGTTTTTCTCCATTACTATCAACTCCAACTTTAGGACCTTTACCTTTCTTATTAATTACCTTAGTAGTTATAAGATGTTTTAATTTCTTATATATATTAAAGTTACCTGCTAGTCCTTTTCTTTTTTCTATAGAAATATATTCAAGTTCTTCAAGTCTTTTTATACTTCTCTTTACTGTAGAGATAGATATATTAAGTCTTTCAGAAATAACTTCAATCGAAGGATAGCTACATTGTTTATCTGCATTATATAAACTTAAAAGATATGTGTATATTCTAAATTCATTAGATGTGATGTTTTTATCTGTTATTAAATCATGTGATAATTTTAAGAATTGCATTTGTAGTTTCCTCCTTTCCTTTTTGTTTCATGAAGTTTATATATACATAATACCGTTTCATGAAACATATGTCAACATTTTTTCTAATATCTATATGAAATTTCATGAAGCTATAGTATAATTAGTATAGGAGGTGACTATTTTGAGTGATAAACCTAAATATAGACGTGTTAAAAATAGAGAACCATTTGCAACTACTATTAAGCTAGGTTATGGTTCTATAATAGATGAATTAAGTTCTGAAACTAGAATAGCAAAATCAAAACTAGTTGATGAAGCTTTAGAATTACTATTTGAAAAGCATAAAAAAGATTATAATAATATTACTTCTAAGTCTTAGAATTTGAAATCTAAGGCTTTTTTTATTTTTATTTTCTATATAAGCAAATCACGAAGTGCATTAGCTAATTATATAGCTAATATATAATAAATATAAATAAGTAATTATAGATTGTTGTTCAAATTAATACTTTTAAAAAGTTCAATTTGATACTTTTAATTGTTTTTGTAAAATTATTATAGTATAATTAATTTAGAGTAAAATCATGTCTATTTAAGTTTCACTACTTATGGTTATTTTGAAATAGAGACTTATTAATTTAAGTCTCTATTTTTTATTATTTTTCTATAAGCGGTAATATATAATTTTTCTTTAATAAATCATATATAAATAATCTTCCTTTTTGAGTCCATTTAGTATTCATTTTTATATCTTCTCTTCCATCACTTCTTTTAATATCCACTGTTTCTGAATGTGTATATCCTTTACCATGATGTTCGCTATATAATAGCCATTGATCACTTTGTTTATATTGTACTTTTAAATTATGTAATAGCTCATTCATTTTTTGACCACTCATCCCATAATCTTTTGCTATTTGAGTAATAGTAACTAATCCTGTATTTTTTAATATTTTGTCTGTATAGTCAGCTTTTGGTTTAAGCTCTCCTATTAACTGTTTTTGCTTTGAGGTAACTAATTGAAGATGCTCAACTTTTTTATTTGCTATTTCTAACGCCCTCTTCATTATCATTTCAGGACTATTCCACATCTTCTCAACTTCTATAAAATATTTTCTAGCTTGTCTACCTTTTGCACTTCTTTGAATCATTGCTATTTCTTTAGCCATGTCAAGTTTTATTTCATGATCTTGCACTTCTTGATAGCCCCCATTTGCTATTGGACATTTTTGTCCAACTGTAGCATAGTCAATATTTTCATCAAATCCGTACTCTATCATTCTGCCAAACCATTTTGCATATGGTGTTTTGATTTCTAAAAATTCGTGTAACTCTCTTCCGCTTAAAGTTATTTCTTCACTATTTGTATTTATATTAATTAAACCGTTTATCATTTTATTTCTTCCTTTCTTTTTACAAACACTTGGAATTTTAAATAATAAAAAGCTAAGTATCTAAAAATAAATACTTAGCCATTTCTGTGATTTTTTATCCAATTTTGTGATTTATTTATATATTAAACATCTCCACGTGTTATTACCAACAATACCGTCCGGTGTTAATCCATTATCTTTTTGAAATTTTACTACCGCGTTATAAGTAGCTGTTCCAAAAACTCCATCTGATCCATACTTTCCTAAATCATACCTTAAACTTATTAACTTTTCTTGTAGTAACTTAGTGATATTCCCTTTTGCACCTTTCTTTAAAGTAGGACACCCAGCTAATGTATTAGTTCCTGGATAATTATCTACTTTTTGATTGCTAAATCCTTGCTTATTGCATTCCTCTTGAAGTCTTGCAACCCAATCATCTGTATTAGATGCTGGAGTTTGTACTGGTTTACTTACTTCTTCTTTTTTTATCTCTGTCGTATTTTCAATAATTTTATTATTTGCAATTGATTCAGCTATAACTTTACCAATTGTATCTGCACCTAACTCATTATATAAAGTAACATCTTCTGTAGCCTCAACAAAACAAGTTTCAACTATCATAGCTTTCATTTTAGTATTCTTTAATTCATACAAGTTATTTCTAACTTTTTGCCCTCTGTTCTTAAATCCTAATGATTCTAAACTATCAACAACTCTTTGTGCTATTTCATATTCAGAATATACGCATACCTCACTACCTAATGCTCCATTATAACTATCATAAGCTTTATTAAAATGAATAGATATAAATAAATCTGCTCCCCATTCATTTGCTTTATTAACTCCATATGATAAATCAGTTGATGAATTTGAAGTATAATTTATTGGTGGTGTTACATCTAATACTTCATATCCTAATTCTATTAAATGTTTAATAACTGCAGTTTTAACTTTTCTATCTTCTGTTAATTCATTTAATAAAGCAATTGCTCCTGTACATAATTCTGTGTGTCCACCTCTAACTGCTATTTTTTTAATTTCCATAATTAATTCCTTCTTTCAATATATTTTTATAAAATAAAAGAGAGCCTATTGGCCCTCAAATTTACTCTGATTTATTTAATTCCTTCTTTTCTCCATCTTTTAACTGTGCTAACGCATCTTTTAATTTATCTGGAATAGGAAGTCCTAATCCTGCACAATTCTCTAAAAGACTTATCCCTTCATTTGCTATGTAGAAATAACAAATTAAAGTTCTAAACACCCATGTTCCTGTATTTAATAATCTATCTAGTAATACTGCAACAATCAAAACTATTAATATACCTGCTTTTTTAGCTATGCCTTTTCTTCCTATATCGCTAGATACTTTTTTATTGAACCATGCCCTTAATACTCCTGTCCCATAATCTAATAGCATAAATGCTATTAATACTATAATGGCTGTATCCCAACTACCAAGCAACCATGTTACTCCAGTACCCAATGCTGCAACAATAATTTTAAAATAGTTTAATAAGTTTTCCATTTTACACCTTCCTTTAATTTTTTGTATTAAAAAAGAGCCTTTCAGCTCCTAATTTTTTCTATGAATATATTTGATATTTTCTCACAAGATATTATTGTGAACTATTTCACCCCATGAAAAAATAAGTTATAACCCTCTAAACTGCTTTGCTTATCAACTTATTTTTTCTAAGATGTTCTAATAAAAAATAAGGTTATGAATAATAACTCCAAAATAATAATAAGAAAAAACTTAACCGTATTTAGCAAATTAATATTATTAATCTTAAAATCATCTAGCTATTATGAGTAACCTTATTTTTTATAAAATGTTTAATCTTTTATATTAGGGATATAATTTAAATATATATTTGTATAGTTACCTCTCTAAAAAAATAGAAGTTCTCTTTTAATAAGATAGCTTCTATTTTTTTATCTATGAATATTTTTAATCTATTTTCATAAAATATTATTGTGAAATATATTTCTCTATAGGAGGATAAGTTGATTGCTACGGGATTTTTATTTAACAACTTATTCTCTCCTATGTATATATTTCTATTTCTATTAATTGATTAAAAAATTTCATTTTGACTATAATCTAAATAGGTAGATTATTTATCAGTCCTTCTTTTTAGATTAATTTACTTGATAAGAGTTCTCTTCTTACTAAGAGAGCTTTTATTATTTTAATAGATAACTTAGCTCTAAGAATATCTTTTATATTCTTTCATAATATATTTATATAGTGTACTCTATTTATTTCTCCATAAGAGAATAAGTTACCTCATGCTACTGAGTTCTACTTAATAACTTATTCTCTTTTCTTGTTTTACGAACAATATTTATCAAGTGCGAACTAAGTAACAATGTTTCCAAGCATATCTTTATAAACACCATTATCATTTTTGATTAATTTATCATTGTAATAAAAAATGTGACCATCAAACGTTTCACAGAATGAGCCAGCAGGGTTAATAGT